CCATCAGGATTCAACGGCATTCCGGACATACCCTTGTGCACCCGAGTCCGCAACTGTTGCATCCCACCAAAAAGCGCACTAATATCCGAATTCGGATCAACACCTTGCCGACGCATCGTTGCCACAGGCGGTTTACCAGTGCCAAACGCATTAACCATTGCTTGATTTTTTTGTTTTTCGTTCATAATTTATTGAAATATTTGAATTGTTTTAAGTTCGTCTGGAGTATAATCCCGTATTGGAGGAAGCAGTTTCTGATAACGTTGAGCCATTGCAGCTGTCATTTGATCTTGAATCCTACTTCGTTCAATCGCATTTGGAGCAGTGTTAAAGCGCGCTTGAAGAATCTTCATTGCATTTTCAAACTGAGATTCTTCCAAAGCCATCAACTGAGGATCTTTATCCTTGCCCATCAACCTTTGATTAATCTGATTTGTAATTGCCTGTTGATACGGCGCCGTTACACCAAACTCTCTCTCCGCCTGGGTCTGCCTGAGTGCCCGGTCAACTTCACGTTGACGTTGCTCTTCTTCAAAACGTTGTTGAACTAACTGAGCTTGTTGTTCTTCAAAAGACATTCTCTTTCCAAATTGCTGAGCACCCTGACGTTGAGCCAATTCCCTCAAAGCCATTTCCCTCGCAAACTGCAGTGCATCCTGTTGCTGCTTCTGCTGGTTAAAATCCATCGTTTGCCCAAACTGCTCCCCAGCCATTTGCTGTTGAGCCTCTTGAAGATCCAGCCGGCGGTTACCTTGTTCAATCTCCGCCTGCTGACCCCTCCGTTGTGTAATAAACTGCAAAATCTGCATGGCCTGAGCCATTGGATCCATTTGTTGTGTTCTCATAAATCGTCAATTTCAATTCCCCCCTCTGTCGAATCTTTATCCAGCGTAACCAGATCACTCAGCGCTCGCTGAGCTTCTTTTATTGGTGGAGCCAAATTACCCTCCACATTTCCCACAAAAGTCTGAGTCAAGCGATTAACCTCAATCATCGCTTGCAAAATCAAAAACTCTGCTCCGTTCTCAGTCCACCAATCTGTCGTTGTTCCACTAGACCAATCGGTAAACCAGAAAAACCCATCAACAATAATCGTTCGAGAGGTTGTCGTGGCGGGATGAAGATAAAAGTTATGACCTTCGATAATAACATAAGTTTGCCCAAGTAGTGGGTCCAAACCCCATGAAGGATCAGAGTCGGCCAAATACCGCTGAGTAGTCTCAAGCGGAGCTGCGCGGTAGTCTTCCCGAGAATAAAGCCGAGAAAGTTGATCCTGAGTGAGAACTTTCAACGTGCGGTCAACACCGCCGTAAGCTCCATCACTAGTCGTTCCGCTGACTCGTTCATACCAAAATTTAATCTTCCTAGCTGTGCCGGCGCCAGAAAACCAGGTTGGATTGCGCCAATCGGTTGCTGAACCAGTGTAAGAAAAGTGCCCTCGCTTGCGGCAAATGGAAAAATCATGGAATTTCTCTGCCACCTTCCTTGCATTATTGAGCGCAAGTAGTAGCAGATCAATTTGTGTTGCGCCAGAGCCCACAACAAAACTATCTGTAGTCTTGTGAAGGTTGGCAGCAATAACTTCTTTAATTTGTCCAATTGTAGGCATAGCGAGGGCACCAAGGGTTTACCGATTACGCGTGACCGCGAACACCAAGACCGCCAAAAGGCTTGTGCTTGGTCTTGGAGCGATCATAGTTAGGCGTTGGCCCAACCGTGCGGCTAGAAGATTCACGAGCGCCGGGCTCAAGCATCTTGGTTTCTTTGACATCTTTGGCTCCACTAGGGGAACCATCATAGGACATAGACGGAATTTTCATGTTTTTGATTTGATTGAATGCCCGTGATTAAAGGCTCACGGGCCGAAGCCTTATTGATTAAACACCCCAAACAGTCACTCGGAAAGTCCCAGTAACATCAGCAGGATCGTCGCGATTAGCGTCGGTTGCCTGCGCAGGATTATAGAAAAACAGCTTAGAACCATCATAACTCGGGCACGTATGCAGTGCCAAAGCATCGTCAGATTTCTGAGCCATCGAGGAAGACAGCAACTTGGTGAATCCCAAGGTGGAAGCGTCGACGGTATTCGACGCCCCACCCTGAGAACTCAACACCAATGTAAGCTGCTTCACCTTGACTTGATACGGACTAGCCACGACAGAATAGCCGCCTGTAACCGTCACATTGTCAGAAGTAAGAGCAGCCATACATTAAACGGTAAGACCCGTCACGCCCTCCAGGTAAAGGTGATTTTCAGGAGCCTTAACTTCAAGACCACCTTCACCAAGGAACTCGTCCTTGCGACCGTCTTCGTCATTGTTCTGACGATTCTTCAGAAGAGTGATTTCACTATCCTGAAGATCCCACCACTTAAGGCAGCCAACGTCAATCACAAACCCGCTCGAGCGCAGCGAAGTGCGCTGGAACAACGGATGGGACTTAAGATAAAGCGTTCCCCACGGACTTTCCCACATATTAATGGTCATACCATAGGACTCTTCCTTAGTTTTCAGCGTCGTGGTTTTGATCGACTTCAGAGCGAAATACTGCTGGAACACATCGTAGAGTGTCGGTCCACAAGTGACCAATTTCTCAAACGAACCGTCCGAGGTATTTTCAAACGCACGACGAACAAGGCCTTCAAGCTGGGAGCAAGTGATTGAACCGTTGACTTGAATAACGCGTTTCTTCTCCTCGGTCTGCCACGATGACGAAGTAATGGCAGATTCACCGTTGCGGTAGAGGAAGGAACCACCGTTAGCTTTCTCGTATTCCTTCAGGAACCAAAGGATACCACCCATCTGGCGACGAGAAACGGATTTGCCATTTTGATTCATAACGATCTGACTTCCGCGATTGGAGAAGAGAAGTGCCATCTCGATCGCCTCAGTGAGACGAAGGGAGGCTTGCTTGACTGCACCGCGGTAGACACCAGTCTTATCAAAACGCTGTCCAGCTTTGAGCGCGTTACGAGAAAACGGACCAACGGTTTCACGGAAGATCTGAGTGTAGTTCTCAGGTTCAATCGGGAACTCGTAGCCACCTTCGCGGGAACGGTCGCCTTCAGCAGCGGACTTACCAACGTTCATGACAGTGATGTCATTAGCATCAGTATCATTGGAAACCGAAGCAACCGTTTCGGTCGAATAGACGACAATGTAGTTGCTAGAAGTATCCAGCGCAGTGACGACGCCCTGAAGATCAAGGTAAGCAGACGCAGCAGCGTTAGGCACGCGCTTAATCCACACAACGTCATCAACGCGGAACTTGCTCGCGTCGTCGACAAAGACACCGTAAGATGTGCCCGAGGTCCAGGAGAACCCAGCGGCAGCCTGGGAAGCGGCTACGGCAGAATCCGTAAACGGACCGTTGCCACCACCACCAAGGCCTCCCGAAGTAGCAGTCAGACTTTCCGCATGTGCGTGAGCCTGCTCAAACCAGGAGAACTTAGGTTTATCGGTTTCTTCACTGTCCATAAGAGACAGGAGGTAAGCAAGAATCGCCTTACCCTGCGGATATTTCCAGAAAATCTGGCGAACGGCCTTTTCAGAGTAACGAGACTCCAAATCGGCGGAAGACATTAGACCTAACATGTTGTTTTAATTTTGTTTGATTGTTTCAGAGGTATTCTGCAAAACTAGCCGCGCCAGTCTTTTGCTGATTCGATTGTCGTCCACCTCCAGAGAACGACTGTCGAGGAGCAAAATTACCCGCCTGCCGAGCGGAGTTGGCTTTAAGAGAAAAGTTCGGATCAACAGTCCGGATCATATCCCTGGCAACAAGAGCAACCTGTTTCTGTGCATCGGATTTACTCTTTGGGATATAACCACTTTGCTGCACCGCCTGGAGCGCCTGGCGAATAACAGCATCTTTACCGGCCAGCGCGGGGAACTGGGTCCCAATGTGCTTCACAAACGTTCGAGTCTGCTGTTCTTGCACAAATTGTTGCTGAGCCTGGATTTGCTGCTGAAGAGGAGACAGATGATCTGTCAAATCCTTCTGATACAGAAGCTGCGCGGACGTAACAGCATACTTAGCTGCACCGTCAACAAGAGCCTGAAGCTGACCAATAATAGCCTCTGGCGACGCTTCAGGATCGCGCAAAAGTTTAACGATTTCAGGCGAAACTTTAAACCGATTAAGTTTAGCATCCAGTTCTTCTGGAGACAGTTCGCGCGGAGTTTGTTGCGGCTGAAGTTTCATAGCCGTCTGAGCGGCAAGTTCAGCAATTTGTTGAGGACTAAGAGACGAAGCACTAGGCTTCACGTCTGATTTTTCCTCGTCGTCGTCCTCATTAAGAGGCTCGTCGTCATTAAGCGGAAGTTCATCTTCCAATTCAAGATCATCTTCACCAGGAAGATCATCGTCAAGGTTACTTGGCATTGTTTTGGTTTTCTATTTGTTGGTTAAGATCTTCCCGCATTGTAGCGGGCTGATCGAGAAATCTTTTCAGTTCTTGAAGTCCACCCAGAGCTTGCTCGCGTCTAGCAAAACTAGCAATCGAATCTGGGGCAGACTGAACTAAGGAACTAATTCCAGCGTCATAAAGATCTTGAGCAATAGCTCGAAAAATCTTAAACACTTCATTATTCTCAAGCTGCTGCAGGGAGAGCAGGAGCGACTCCGCTTCCTGGCGGGACAATTGGTGGGTTTCCATTTTGAATCATTGGTTGAGGTGGAAGTTTAAACCGATCAAGATTCTTCAACCCCCTAAGGGCAAAAGCCTCTTTGACCATTTCGGCAAGATCAAATCCGGCACCCTGAGCAACCTCAGGATTAGACGCCAGCACTCCAATAAGCTCCTGAAGCGACTGTGCCATATAGTTCTTCTCAGAAGACAACGTGCCATCATAGCAGAAGTAATCCTCATTGCCAAGAAGCTCCAGTGAATTCTGCGGATGAAACCGATCATAAGTCTCGATAGCACTTTCTCCGAGAATCTTCTGATAAGTCTCAAAGCTCATATCTTGCCGGCAATTCAACAACATCTTCCTCCCCTGAGGAGCAAGACCGTCGATCCACACAGTGGCAGCGATCAGCTTCATTCTTGAAGCCGCGCCAGCATTTGCTGCACGGTTCTCAGTGGCAGATCTACGGCCAGAAGCCACCTGGCCCATGGAGTTCTCATTAACCCCACTAACCACCTGCATCATTTGCATAAGACTTTGAACGTCCTGCATATGCGTAACCGTTGGATCGACGGTCTTAAGCTGGCTAATAAACGCCTGAACGCCCTGATTATACGGGGCATTCTTCCTCAACATGATATACTTATTACCCGCCGTCAGTGTCGAAACATCTACAAAACTAGGATCAACAACAAATCGACCCTCAATATTCTGTCTCACCGCTGTCACACGGGCATTAATCAACCACGTAATAACCTCTTGAAGAGGATCAATGAGACTTGAAAGTGAATCCGAAAGCTCAGAGTGTTGATCCGGTGAAAGAGCCAAAAGATCATAAGTAAACTCACCATGCGGAGCATTCAATGGTTGAGCGGAAAGAATCCTCTGATCATTTGCCAACGCAAACACCCAAATCTCCTCCTCTTGAGAATCACTCAATTCATAGTCCGCTGGCACAATCTTCTTCTGCACATTAGACAGACAAACCATAAAATCCCCCTTAGACTCCCCAACGCGGGTCATCTTCGGATCAACATTACCCAGCCGTGTACCTTCTTCCCTTCTCCTCCAAGCATCAACACTAAACGCCGTCACATACTTCGTCCCTACCAATGACCCATCCTTTTCCATTTTGCGGAGGTCTTGGAAGTGATACTCGGTCTCGTCTGCGGCAAAGCGGCCTTGTTGCCACTTGGATAAAGGCAAGCGGGTGTCGTAGAAGAAGTTATAAGGAGAGATGTTATCGACTTCGTTGCCCTCATAGACAATGACTTCGTCTTCCTCAGCAGAAGATTCATCAAGTGAAAGTGAAATACCCTGCAAACCAGCGAAGGGGATTTCAATCTCAGGAGACTCGCGCTTGAGGATTCGTGAGTCATAGCGCCATGAAGTTTTCAAAACACCCAGCTTAAACCGAGCCATGTCAAGAAGGGCTTGGACCAGTTTAGAATGGAATCGAGTCTGACGTTCTTCTCGTTGAAGAATCGCTTGGCAGGCTTCACGAATGGGACCATAGTCTTCTGGGCCGGTGGCTTCGAGTTCGAAGATAGATTCCTTTTGCGTATAGGCAAGAAAGAGAAACGTGACCAGGGTGTTGACCTGAGCATAGGAAAGAGGGACAGTCATCTTTTCTGGCTCGCCCTTGCGACGCGCACGGTGATCGCTGGCATCAGCAGTGCGCAGGGAGCGGTAGGTATCGAGAGCTTTGTCCCAGGCTTCATAGTTCTTAGCCATGTGACCCCGCGAGCGGTTGAGGTCCGAGACGATAGCTTTGCAGAGTTCATCCAGCTTTTCGTCAGGGATCTCGGCTTCGAGACGTTTTTTAATTTCTGGGGTCATAGTTTATGCTGCAAGCTGTGTAAGTCCACCGGAAGAAAACCCTGTAAGATCAAGACCAAACACACTGTCCCGAAGTTTCTCTTCGTTAAACTTTTCCCGTCGCGTATCGACCCAATTGAGGCCAACTACGCAGGCGCGGTAGAAACATTCCATCATGTGATCGTTTTTGTCAACAGGTTTTTCCTTATCTTTATCCCAACAATAGGTATAGAATTCTTTAATCGTCTCTGAGCAAGAGCTCATGAAAAACAAGTTATTCTCCCGAACCAACTCCTGTTTTGCCTTCTGAATCCCCGTGGACAGCTCCTTCGGAGCGGGCATAACATTCAATCCGTTTTCAATGAACACATCCGCATAGCACCGTCCGTCCACCGGATTAGGAATAAACGCAATCGGATCAACGCAAATCTGCCACGGTGTTCTACCTTTCAACACCTTATGAATCATCGTGCACAAATCCTGAATATAACACGCGGAGAAAATCTCCTGATAACAGAAGCTCTGCCCTGTCGGCGCGGTAGCCCAGAACTGCACCGCGTGCGGAGTCCTCGGATGCGGATCAATAAACACCCGAATTGTATAATTATCCGGCGGCTCATCATAATCTTTCCACCCATGAGGAAGCTCCACCTGCACATGTTTCTCCTGATCAAACTCCGAATAAACCAGTCCCTGGGAATTCTTCGGCAACCCATAAATCCGACTCGCCCTCTCACTCTCAGACAACTGTTTAGCAAAAAGATCAATTTCATGCCGATCCAACGTCGCATTATCATAGCTCGACCCCGTCATAATCCAGCACTCCGGCTTCTTATCCCACGAATACCCCTCCTCAAACTGGTTCTTCATCATCTTCACCGGAAGGAAAAACTCATTAATCCACTGCTCAGCAATTGGCGTGCAAGTGAACCAGGCCGAACCGCCCGTATCCATCAATCCACGACTAACCGCATTCCACATCCCCTCCGGAATCGGCTCATCCACATGAATCCAATCCCACTGACTTGACTCAAGCCCCATCGGATTAGCCATATATGACCGCACAGTATCGAGTTCAATCGTAGAGATCGTTCCCCAGACATTCTTCACCTTAATCACATTCACCTCGCCAGCTTGGTTCTTCACCAACTGCTCAATCCGATCCTTCGGCAAAAACGACATCAACTTCCCCGTCTCCGGGCTCGTGAAAATTTCCCGCGCCTTATCCCAGTCAGCAACCAGAATCACTCCCTTCGTAGCTCTCCTCGGTATTCCCAGATGACGGATAGGATCACCTTCGGGGAGCCATAGGCGAGCACCGAGGGCAAAGGCACAGTCCTCAGCGGAACCACAGGTGGATTTGCCGAATCGGTTTCCAGTGCGGAGGTAGCGATACTTGTAGTTGGCTTGATGGAAGAGAGCTTGCTTAGGCTGAGGACGATAGGCAAAAATGCCATAGTTTTTACGGAGTTCAGCTAAACGACGGAGGGCCTTGAGCTTTTCCTGTTGGTCTGGGTCTATGGGAGTCATAGTTAGATTTCAATTGGGCGGGAGATGCGAGGAGGAATTACTTGATGGCGACGATAGTAGAAGCCACCGTCACGCTCGGTGACGATAAGTTTACGGTAGTGCTTGATCCAAGAAATTTGATTCGTGGCTGGGAAGATAGAACCTTGAGACCAGACGACTTCGCGGGCATTTGGGGTGCCAAAGTCGTCTATGCGACGTGCGGATAGGTAAGGTTCAGGAATAGTGACTGTGTCGTGGATGCAAGTGAGTGAATTTCTTAAGCCAAGGACGTTGTAGAAAACGTTATTAGGACGAGGCTCAACCTAAAAGAGGGTTGTAATCGGGACAGGAGAAAAGAACTCTTCAACGATGTGTTTAGTGTTAAACTCTCCTCCGTTGATTAGGATATACCTATCCATGATGCGTTTCATCTGGATGCGGTTTGTTGTTGCCGTTGTGCCTGAGGTTCCAGTCTCGTATTCTTTTTCAAGAATAACTTCTAAGGCATAGAGCGACAAGAGCCAATCTGGCCAATAGGTGACTTCGTTAATCTCTACCGCGGGCTTGACAACTTGAAGAGCCTCTGTGGGGGTTTTATTCTTCAAGAAAAGAAAACGAAGATTATTGCCTTCTTTTGACATTTGCTCCCGATAAATGTAGCTCCCATAGCCCTGAGTTATCGCGTCTCCCTTTGGCGGATTCTCTGACGACATAAAGTTTTCCAACGTCGTGCCGGCGACAAGAGTCGTGCTTGCGGTAAAGAACGACTCTCGGACATGAAGAATCAGACCGCGGTCATTAACCGTGCCTTCAATTGGAAACACCGAATAGAAAACTTTTTCAGAAGAAGCCATAGGTTATGCAGCAGGTGAATAAATTAACTCCCGACCTGGCAGAGCTTGGACAACACTCTGATAGCCATACTGGCTCACAATGATGTATGCTCCATGAAGTTCTCCGTTGTGACGCTTTAATGGTGTAGCTTCTAGCGTATCTGACGTGCGAACACTACCACTAGTAGCATATAGACCGCCTGTCCCAGCTGTAAAAGCAGTTGGAACAATAGCAACGCCTTCACCATGAACATCACTATGTTGAGTTTCTACAAATGGATTTAAGCTGTTCGACGCAATACCCCAAACACCTGACGCGTGGGAGGAATGCAAATTCCTCCACATACCCATCGCATAAGCCAGTTCAACGATCGCTACTGGACTAAAACCAAAAACCATCGCAGTAGTCCCTGTGACCGAAACATCCGTAGTTGCATTTGCTGCTGAAGTTGTCCACACACCAGTAGTGCGATTAAACGAGCTTCGTATCAAATTTAACTTCGTGGGATAACCTGTTGACTTCTGCACCGAATGAACAAACGACCCCAATGGAATACCAGGACCCATAATAGCTTGTCCTGGATAAACGACCGAAGCCTCCGCAACAGAGATAAACGTATTCCCAGAAGTAACATCGACTTCAGTGAGTTCAACAGGCTCAAGCACATTTGCCACTGTGCGCTCGGTCCCATAACTATCGTAGTATTTAAAATTTGCAGGCATAGATTATTTTCCTTTAAAACTTGACCAACCGCCCAATCGAACACCCAACCAGCGAAACCATGCTCGAATTGGATTCACTCCCTTGCATCTAAGAAGTTCATAATAAACTTCATCCGCTTGCTTACGTGTAACAGGAAACGTTCCTCCCCTATTCGTATAGCTCCCGTGACGGTAAAGCCAATCATGAACACAAGCCGCTCGCTTACTTTCCCCGCGTGGGCGGGACACAGAGAACAAAAAACTAGGAATACTTTCTTCAAACTCGAACCCTGCAGGGATAATAATCACCGCATTGAGAACAGCCGAGAAAACTTGAAGCCCATCCATTGTTTTAAGCCGTTGAGTCTCACTGCCCTCGGCCACGTCTTCAAAACGAGTATTCGTAAGAAAAGCTGCCTCAAGAACTTTCATGTGTGTTCAGCGATAATTTTACCACTTGTCAGCGTGAGAGTCGTAAACAACATCGGGCGATAAAGCCCCGCGGGAAGCGTAAGAGTCTGAATATCCGTGTCGCCGTTATACCCAGGTTCAAAAGCAATCGATGCAATAACCGCATCTTCAAGAACCTGAATACCCGAATACTTCCCAGTGGCTAGTGCATTAGTATCTGCCACCACGGTAAATCCACTGTCTGAAAATTGTCTCTTATTCATAAAACAAATTTGGCCCTCGGTAGTTGTGAATTACCGAGGACCCTTGGTTAATTGTTAAGCAGCGACTGATTTGATGACCGCAAAGTTGATGACCGGTTGTTCGGCAACAAGAAGTGAGCCAGGAATAGATTCAGAATTTTGAAAATTGAGAGCCATGATGATTTAGGATTGTTTTGAGTTTTTGAGTAGGGTTTCTTCGAGGCGTTTAATTTCCTCAGCAGGATTTTCGGAGATTTGATGATTGGTGTGATGGACGAAGTTAGTGGCCTTACCGCGATAACGGTCAAGAATATCCTGGGCGGCCTTCTGTCGAACTTGGTCAGAGGTGGAATTTTGCATCAGATCCATTTGGACGATAACCGCTGTAGAGGCAGCAGACTTAAGCATCTGGGTGATGTCACCCGAGAATTCATCTTGGATAATTTGATTGACGTTAGCTTGAAACCACGGTTGACGTAGCCAATTAGAAACCGTAGCCTCAGCCACACCGAGCTCAGCGGCAATGGTTTTAGACTTGGCCCCAGAGGCAACCATAAATGCCGCTGTGCGATGGATGGCTCGCTCTTTCTGAATCTCGACCTGAGGTGGCTTGGCTCCGTGGAATGTGGGAGAAAGCCCCGAGCGGGGTGGGAGAACGTCCTGGATTTGAATATCAGCGGGAACATTTTGTTGATTCAACGCAGCAGCGCTGCGCGGTCCAGTGATTGCATCTAGGCCTTGGATGTTGAGAATCATGGCAGTGTAAAGCGAATACGTGAGCGGACTTGAGAAACATTTCTATTTCCTTCACAAACCATTCCACCCGTGCGGGAGCCCTTGGAGTTTGAATTACCTTCAATGGTTGTGAAATTTCCATTTTTATCTGGAGCACTTTGAGCAATGCCGATGTGGGAAAACTTAAAAACAATCAAATCACCTGGTTGGATATCCCTGCCCGGTGGCTTGCGGGTTTGAGTGGTTGAGTCCTGCGCGAGAGACCAGCGTTCAAAGTCCCAGGCTCCAGCAGTGCGAGGGCGCTTGAAACCAGAGGTTTCCTTGGTGCCGGTTTCCTTAATTGCTTCCCGTATGCACCAGCAAACAAACGCAGCGCACCAGGCACCCCAGTCTTTCTGTTCCAGCCAGGTGGCTTTCTGATACTCATCTACTCGAGGTCCGCGGTTGGACGAGCCGGTTTCCTTTACCCCGACTTCTTTCTTGGCGATTTCTAAAAGAGATTGGACAAATTTGGTCATAAAGTTAAACGGTTAATTATTTCCCCGAATTAGTTGCATAGATTTGAACTTCACGAAGAAGAATCTCTTTAGCAACCTTCTCCCAGTCTGTGTTCTTACAGCTGGACAAAAGACAAACAGACAAAAGCAAAGTTGAGATTTTCATGGCTTTCTATTGGCTAAAATAACCATCCACCACAAAAGGCAAATACACCCGACAACGAACCAGCCCAGTGGTTCATTGATTGTTATCTTCCCTAATAAGAGAAAGTTCATTCGGTTGTTCCAGTTTACCAAAAATATCATTGGTCTTTGGTGTTGACCTATTAACAGTAAGCCGGCCCTTGATGTGAGCGAGTTCTTCGCGGATAGCTTTGACTTCTGAGCGGAGTTCTTTGACGGAATCAAGAAGGACTGATTGAACTTCTACGCGGGTGGCGAGGGCTTGGACGGTGGAGTTGAGCTGCTCCA